CGGCTGCTGAACTCAAACTGAAAGACACCGAGGAAAGGGCCGCTGCATGGCTGCGCTGCGCAACGGTGGACGGTCACGGGTACCCCGCGCGCTACCAGCGCTACGTCTTCTCCAGCCTGTCGCCATCGGCCCAGGCCGTCGCGAGGGAGTCGCTGGGCTGGGTGCCTCCGCTCGGTGGTCGCGGCATCGGCTTCATGGGGCACTCCGAAGCTGGCAAGAGCTACATCGCGCACGAGCTAGCGCGGCGGCTGTGGATGGCTGGCTATGACGTTGCTCTTTGCTCCATGCCTGCGCTCATCTCTGCGTTGAAAGGCAACGTCGAAATCAGCGATCGCTCGGCGATGGTGGAGCGTTGCAAAAGCGCGGGCATCGTGCTCTTCGACGATCTCGGAATGGAGCAGCACACGGACAACTCGCTGTCTGCGTTCTATGCGATTTTGCAACACCGCGAGGAGCACGAGCGGGCGAACATCTACACCTGCAACCTCGGCGGCGCTGGGCTCAAAGAAAAGTTTGCAGAATCGCCCGCGCTTTACAACCGGCTGAAACGCACTGCGGACTGGAGGGGGGTATGAGTCATGTGTTTCTTGGCTGAACGCCAAGCTCAGCCAGCGCGACCAAAGACTATGAAAACACCAAAGACATCAACGCCCGACTCGTTGGGTGCAGCGACTGGTTCGGCCATTCCGCGTGCTCAAGCTCTAATCTTCCAGCCGGAACTGACACACTCAGTCTGGACGGATGTGATGCACCGGAAACGCTCTCGCAAAAGCCTCGAAGCGATGCTGCGAAAGGAAGTCCGAGCAGGCCGATACGTGGGATACCGGCTGCTCACCATCGAAGCTGAATACATCGGAGTCTGTTGGCCGAACGACAAAACTGAGGGGCCGCCCTCGCAAACCTCAACCGAAGCCAAAGACTAACGACCATGCCTGACTCACCTGACACCACTACACCCGCCCAGGGCGGTTCCTCTCCAGTGCCCTTGTTCGGCTTTGATCGCATGTCGGAACATTGGCCTGCATCGTATCGGGGACGCATCCCAACCAAGGTCCGAATGGCAAAAGACCTTGGCCCTGATATGTGGGGCATCATGCCAAAAGGCCCGCGCCTCTGGGTGAGAATTAATGATGAGGTGCTGGTGAAATGTAACCAGCACGGAGCCATGTCACTGCTGACTGAATACGGTGAACTTGGAGTAAAGCCGCTGGAATGTGAAATCATTGAATGGAGAGAGCCGAACGATAAAATCCAGCCATGACTGCCCGCCCTACGACTCCGACCTCGCCACCGACTCCCGACGGGCAGTCATTGGCTGCGATGCCTTGTTACACCTCTTCGTGTGGCCGGGTGACGTTGATTCTACGACAGATAGCCTCCGAGCCGTTGCCTGCATCCCGCTGGTTCTCTGACGTTGGTCTAAAGCCCCCGAAAAGAAAGTTACGAAAAGTTACATTTAGCGTTTGACCCCGCGTAACCTTGGGTTACTATTCCGAACCATGAAAGCAAAACACATCAACCGCTCAATGCCAGGATGGCCAGTCGAAATCAACAAGTCCCCCAGTCGTCACGACCGCTGGGATAAAGAAGCCCGCCTGTCTCGTATCGACGAGCTGGCGTCCCCTCCCTCCGCGCGCGCGCGGTCACGCCGTCACCGGCTGGCCGTGGTTCGCGGGCTGTCCCTCATGTGGGTCAAGCTCTCCATCGCCGGACCAGCGCGCGCGCTGCCATGACCTCCACCGAATACAAAGCCGCGCGGGAGCGGCTGGGGATGACCCAGGCCGCTCTTGCCGATGCGTTGGACGTGAGCCGCAAGGCGATCAACGAACGCGAAGCGGGCGGCACCATCACGCGAGAGGTGGCGATGGCATTGGAGCTTCTGGCGCTCCGAACTACCCCAAAGCGCCGCAAGGGGCCGAACGCCGAAGCTCTGCCGACGGCGAGCACAGCGGCCCCGCATACATGACAGACGCCATTCGAGCCGTTGGCAGCAGCCGATGGTTCCCCTGACGATCTCCGCCACGGGCGACAGCCGCCCGACGATGCAAACCAAAGAATCTTCAATTTGTGTATTGACATTAAATAGGGTGCATGTAATATGCCCATACCGACACGGCGGCACCGTGAATCTCAGCAAAGAATACAAGCCATGAACTCCACCATCTTCTACGTCAACTCAGTCGGTTTCCTCTGCCAATGGAAGGGCCAAGTAGTTCGGAAAGACGCTGAAAGCGTCGTTGTCCGCTTCTCGAAATCCAAGGTGCTCAAGTTCAGCCTGAAAGCCTTAGACTGCCCCCTCTTCATCGTCACCAAGCGCCCGATCAAAGCCTGCGGCCTTGCAGTAGATCAAGCCGCAGAAAGCACCAGCTACGACGATGCCACGATGGAGAAAGTAAAGGCTCTTGTGCAGGGCAATATCGAACTCGAATGGAACTCAAAAGGATGGGCAGCATGAACCAAGAACCAACACGCGGAAGGCCGCCGCTCCCGAAAGGGACGGCGGCAACGTCACAGATACAACTCAGGGTGCAGATGAAGCGCAAAGCCGCTTACGTCCGCGCGGCCAAAGGAATGCCGCTCGCTGAATGGTGCTTCAAGCACCTGGACGCCGCGAGCGGCTACGAAGACACGACAGACTCCGAGAGGAAGGGGAACGATTTAGCACACCAACGGAAGGGGGAGGAATGATATGAACGAAGAGACAAAACAACCAAGCCACGAAACGCTAGACACTGCACCAAGCCCCCTTCCGTTGGGTGCTGCTGCTTGTTCTCTGTTGCCAGCGCCCTATTACGACGCTGGTGGCATCACGATCTACCTCGGCGACTGTCGCCAAATCATGCCGTTGCTGGGCAACTTCGACCTGCTCATGGCTGATCCTCCGTATGGCATCGGCATGGACAAGGCGATGCACAAAAAAGGGGGAGAACAGCGAGGCAAGGCGCTCGCAGCAAAGCGGCATTACGCCAATACTGACTGGGACTCTGAAACGGTGGCTGAATGGGTGATGCACTTGGCTCGTTCAATCTGTGAAAAACAAATCATCTTCGGTGGCAACTACTACGCGCTACCTCCTGCAAAGTGCTGGCTGCTGTGGGATAAGGAAGTGAACGGCGAGTTTGCCGACGCTGAAATGGCATGGACGAATCTGCCAAAGCCCGTGCGCCTCAGACGACACATGTGGAACGGAATGCTGCGCAAAGGAGGCGAGGAACGCCACCACCCGACGCAAAAGCCGCTGGAAGTCATCCAATGGGCAATCCAGCACGCGGGCGACGTGGGAACGATACTCGACCCGTGGGCCGGAAGTGGCACCACAGGCCACGCCGCAAAGAACTTGGGCAAGCGCTGCGTGATGATCGAACGGGAGGAGCGCTATTGCGAGATAGCCGCCCTTCGTCTCGCTCAAGATGTGCTGCCGCTTCATGCAGAGAACAACGCAATAGCGCAACCGCATGAGAAATAGGCGCAGAGGCAGGCCGCGCACGCATGGCGCGTGGACGCCAGAATCATCGGCAAGGGCGCACGCCGCAAAGGCTCGGCTGCGCATGAAGCGCGGCGTTGAGACTGCACCGCGCCGTGTCCCCGCTGGGCAATACCTCGGCACACTGCGCTGGTATGCAGCAGACGGGGCGCTGCGTGGCTGGGTGGTGACTCAGGGTGATCGCGCCAACAACATCGGTGTTGTGGCCAAGCTCGCGGGCTCCGATCTGGTGCGGCGCTTTGGTGGCTGGGACTGGCTGCTAAAGGGTTTGCGGAAACGGCTGGCGGTGAAGAAAGTGATTTATGATTGATCCATCGAAGCCTTTGAAGAATGCTCGGCATGAGCGCTTTGCTCAGCTCGTCGCCAGCGGCCTCAAGTTGGTTGACGCCTTTGCCGAGGTCGGCATGGAGGGGAATCGTCGCCATGCTTCGGCGCTCGGACAAAAGAAGGACATTTCAGCGCGTGTTGAATGGATCAAGGAACAGTCGGCCCAGGGCACGATTTTGAGCCGACGCGAGGCGCTGGAGGTTCTGTGCCATGTGGCGAAGCATGGTGACTCTGGAGGCGCGAGGGTTTCGGCTGTTGCCCAGGCGGCGAAGATGGAAGGCTGGGACAAGCCGGAAAAGGTTGAGGCGGTTCTGGAGGTGCGTATTATGAAGCTATGAACGAAGACATAAAAAAGAGAGCTTTTTTGCTGCTCACAAAGCTGACGTGCAGCCAAGCGCAGAGAGAAGACTTTGAAACGACTGGCAAGATACCCGAGGAGCAATTGCTGGGCATCCGAGGCATTGGGGCTAAGGGGATTGAGCTGCTGCGCAGTGCGGGTTATGTGACCGATGCGAAGCCCAGCGATATTGAGCTGGCGAGCTTGCCCGCGATTGCGCGGAACGCTCTTCTGCGTGCTGAGATAACCACCATTGAGCAGGCATGTGATGCGATCCTGTCGAAGCAAATCTTTCCCGGCAAGCCTCGCGGATTTGGAGTTAAGGCAATCGAGGCTCTGGAGAAATTCACTGGCCGAAAGTTGCGCCCCAATGCCGCCCCACGGTGCGAACAATGGTGGGATGAAGTGAAGGACTCGCTGGCGTGGAGCGGGGCAATACAGGGCACCGCTTGGGCTGACCTGTGGCCTGAGGCGCAAGCCGACCTTCGCGCGATCTATTCCGCTGCGCGCTGCCGTGGTCCCCTCCCGGCCTCCCCGTTGGAACGAGGGGCGGTTACTGCCGCTGGCAGTCCGAGCGGTGGGGCGAGGGCCTGCTGATTGCCTTTGCAGTAGCCACGATGCCGCGACTCGGAAGCTCCGGCGTCGCTTTTGGCGGCAGGCGAGGGAGGGGTGATGATGCTGGCTGGTGGTGCCCAGGCTGACTCTGTGCTCGGATCGTGTGAACCTCATCCCGTCATGTCTTATGCTTTTTCGGCATAACTGAGGCGCTTGCTATGCGCTGTACGCATAGCCTTGATTTTCGGCGAAGTGGTCAACTTGGTTGATGGTGCCCAACACACAGACCATTGATCTTCCGCATCGGTTCAAGCCAAGGCCATATCAACTGCCGATGTGGCGAGCCATGGACACGCACAAGCGGTGCATGATGGTTTACCATCGCCGCGCGGGGAAAGATAAGCTCTGCTTCAATAAGCTGATTTGCAGGGCATTGGAACAGCCCTGCAACCTGGCCTATTATTTCCCCACGGCTACACTTGGCCGGAAAGCGCTGTGGAAAAACGTCGATGTGAAAGCCGGAATGCGTGTCATCGACCACATCCCCAAGGAGATTCTAGCCAAGACCCCGAACGAAACGAACATGATGATTGAGCTTGTCAACGGCTCCACCATCCAAATCCTCGGCACTGACAACCTCGATGTGGTCGGCGGAAATTACTTCGGCGTAGTCTTCTCTGAGTACCAAAAACAGAACCCGCTGGCGTGGGATTTGACCCGCCCCATCCTTGCTGAGAATGGCGGCTTTGCGTGGTTTAATGGCACTCCGCGCGGCGAAAATCATCTGTTCGATCTGCTCAAGGTGAACCGAGACAACCCGCTGTGGTTTACGCAGGTCTTGTCGTGCGATGATACCCACGCTATCACAGCGGCAGACATTGAAGAAGAGCGGCGCTCGGGAATGTCTGAGTCGATGATTCGACAGGAGTTCTACTGCGACTTCTCAGCCACGAACGAAGGCGCGATCTACGGCACCGAGATGAGCAAAGCCATGGCGCAAGGCCGCATTGGCAACTTCCCCGTCGATGGCAATACGCCTGTGCATACCTTCTGGGACTTGGGAGGGCCGCGTAACACGGTGGTGTGGTATGGTCAACGCCTACCGTTCGGGCGCTGGCGCTGGGTGGATTGCGACTATGGCCTGAACCTCACGCTGAACGAGCGTGTCGCGTGGATGAAGGCGAAGGGCTACGCCTTCGGCAACCACTACCTGCCCCACGACGCCAACCAGACGGCGCGTACTGGGGCAACCTTCGCCAGCGATGCGCGGGCGGCTGGGTTGGCAAACATCCACGTCGTCCCGCCCATTGCTGACGTGTGGTTGGGAATCAACGCGGTGCAGTCCATCTTCGACTCGTTCGAGTTCTCAACACCGGCCTGCGAGATCGGGGTGAAGGGATTGAAGGCCTACGAGTCGGCCCCTGATTCATCGAGTGGCGTCGTTCGCAACACGCCTCTGCACAACTGGGCCAGCCATGTGGCTGATGCGGTGCGGACCATGGGCGAAGCGGAGAAGCTGGGCTTGATTCCTGGGATCGTCGGCTCGCGCGCGGCAGCGAGGCCGATGGGGCAGGCGGTAGTCGCGGGAGGCGGCTGGTGAACGCCTACGCGCTGGCCTATGCTGCCTACCAAGCCGCTGGCCATGGGGACTTCCTCGATGACTTGTCGCTGCATCTCCAGCATGGCTATGTCGTCTCTACGCCTACCGGCTTCGGCATGGCGAGGCCCATTGATTCGAGTTGGCGCGATGACAACGCGCGGCTGGCCGACATTCGGCAGAGTGACGCGGGCGGCGATGCGTGGTTCATTTGGATGGTGGCAGGCGATCTAGCCGAGGTGATGAAGTTCCTCCCGAGCCGAAAAAAGTGGCTTGCTTTTGCGAGGTGTGGTTTGCCTCGTTGGGTCAAGACCGAGAAGATTTTACGATATGAAGTCGCCCGACAATTCCGCAGCCGTGAAAGAGCAGGGACTCGCGAGAGCCCAAGCGCAGAAGAACTTTGAGGCGCAAATGGCGCTTATGAAGGCCCAGAAGTCAGAAGTGGCAGAGGTTGACCCCCTCGTCATCCCGCCCCCGCCACCGCCAACTCTGGCCAGCAAGGAAGTCGATGATGCTGGGCAGGAACAGAAGCGGCTGAACAAGCGTCGCTTCGGTTTCGACAAAACCACCTATGCCGGTGCTGGCGGCAGCAGTGTCCTCGGCGGTGCTGCTGCGCTGGGCGGCGCTCGTCTCGCGGCTTAGTGTTTAGGACTCCAAACCATGCAAGTCACCGACCTCATCACGCTCAACGAACGGCTACGCTCTGAGGCATCAAGCATGTATGGGCTTTGGCGGCAGTGCGGGCAATATTGCCTCACGCGGAAGCTCTCGTCGCTCATCACCTCGACAAGCCAGTCGGGCACACAGCCGGGGGCGGCTCCAACGATTGACTTCCAACTACTCAACGACGTAGCCGTCGATGCAAACGCGGTTCTCGCGAGTGGCTGCATGGAATGGATCATGCCCAGCTCGGGGCGCTGGATCAACCTCAAGCCAGCCAGCCAGCAAGAGGGCAACGATGCCGTCGAAGACTGGCTACAATCCTGCACCGACGTGATTCTGACGGCGCTGCTGGATTCCAATTTCTACACCCGAGCCCACGAGGCCATGCTGGATTCCTCAACCTTCGGCATCTCCGGCCTGTGGGCAGAGGAAGGATCGCGCGGGCTCAACTTCCGCACTTGGGACGTTGGCAGCTTTGTCTTCTGCGAGAATTCCGAGGGCTACGTTGATACCGTCTTCCGCGAGGTAGAGCGCACGGCGAAGCAGGCCAGCGAGGAATTCACCACACTACCTCCGCAGGTGACGAGGGCGCTGGCATCGAACAAGCCCAACGATAAATTTCGCTTCCTGCACTGCTTCTACCCTCGGCCTGCCAAAGAGCGCAAGGAAGCGGGGCCGCAGTCAATGCCCATCGCGTCGGTATGGATTCACATTGACAGCAAGACGGTGTGTAAAGACTCGGGCTACAATGAGCTTCCCGCCTTCATCTCGCGTTACCTTCGCTGGAGCGAGGCCAGCGCCTACGGTGTGTCGCCAGCCATGCAAGCCCTGGCTGAAATCCGAGGCGTGAACTATCTCGAACGGATCATGGGCGGGCTCGCTGAAACCACGCTGAACCCGCGCCTTGTCATCCCGCAAGGCTTCCAAGGCGTGCCCGATCTGCGCCCCGGCGGGCAAACCATGGGCGGCATCAGCAAAGACTCCAGCCCTTATGAGTGGATGACAGGTGGCAACTTCAACGTCGGGCTAAACCTCATCGAACGGAAGGAAGAGGCTGTCCGTCGTGCCTTCCATTACCGGCTGTTCCGCGCGTTTGAAGACCGCAAGGGGGATATGAACATCCCGCATGTGCTGGCCATTCAAGCCGAGCAGGTGCTGGGCTTCTCGCCTGCGTTTACGTCACTGACGACAGAGCTTATCAACCCCGTGGTGGAGCGCTGTTTCATGCTGCTCTACCGCTCCGGCAAGCTGCCCAAGGCACCGCGCGAGGCGTTCGTAACCAATGCCCTCGGTGCTTCCATGCTGCTGTTCCCGCGTATTGCTCAAAACAATCGCATGTCTCTCGCGATGCAGTCGGCCAAGGAACAGGGGATGCAGGCGCTCATGGGCATCTTTGCCCCACTGGCTCAGACGGGCTCGCCGGTTCTCGACAACCTCGATGAAGACCGCGCCTTCCGTGACATTGCCCGAGGTCGCGGCCTGCCTGCCGACTACCTCAAGCCTGAGGCGACTCGCGACACTCTGCGCCAAGCTCGCCAGCAAGCCCAGCAAGCCCAGCAGCAACAAGCGATGCTACTGGAGGCCGCGAAGAATCCCGAGATCGTCAAGCAGGCGGCTGGCGCGATGCAGGGCGGCATGGAGGAAGCGGCATGACGCACCAACTCGAAGCCATCCTATTCTCCACGACAGAGCAAGCGGCGGACTTCGCGTCTGACTGCAAGGCGATTTTCTCGACGCCCACGGGGCAACGGGTGATGGCTGCTCTCTGCGCTGCCTGCCCTCCGATGGCCAACCCTTTCACGCTTCCCGGCGAGCCGCAAATCATCGCGGGCCGCGCGGAAGTCGTTTCCCTTTTGCTTCGGGGGTCGGGCCTACCGATCACCGGGGCGCAAACCCAAGAACCAAGAACCATCCAACATGGCGAACATAACCAAAGCAGAGAGGGAGCGCCGCGCGCTCGAAGCCCCAAACCCACCGACCTCAGCCAGTGAGTCGGAGCAGGAAACGACAGCCCTACCGAGGCACGCGGAAGTTCGACCGGACCTGCCGGAATCACGGGAGTTGTCCGAGGTGCCGGATGAGTCGCCAGCACAAGGCAACGAAGGCAAACGCCGCGTTCCCTATGGCACGGAGTGGCAATATCTAGAGCCTGGAGAGCCACCCAAAGACCCGCACTTCGGCGATCTGACGCCTGAGTGGGTAGCTTGGAAGGCTGCTCAAAAGTAACGCACTGAACCCACCACCAACACCATGAAAATCACCCACGATCTACTCCGCGAGCCTGACAGCGGCACGCCTCCCGCTGGCGGTGGCACCCCGCCTCCCGCTCCGGCATTCACCCCCAGCTTTGACGGCGCTGTCGGTGCCGATGGCTCATTCTCCCCAGGATGGACGGCGAAGGCCTTTGGGACCGACTACAACGGCCCACTGGCGCAAGCCAAGACGCTCAGCGATGCTGAGAAAATGCTACGCGACAACATCGCGGCAGCACGCGCCAAGACGGACGGCATGATCCGAGTCCCTGGAGCTGACGCCAAGCCGGAAGACTGGCAAGCCTACCACAAGGCCATCGGTGTGCCCGAGGCGGCGGATGGCTACGGCCTCGCCAAGCCCGACACGCTGCCTGACGGTGTGGTGTGGGATGACGGCCATGTCGCCGCCTTCTCTCAAGTGGCGCACAAGTTAGGCCTCACGCCTGCCCAGGTGAAGGGCCTGACGGAGTTCCAGACGGGGTTCGTCGGTGACACGGTGAAGGCTCAGAATGAAGGCCTGCAAACTGCCCTCGCTAACGAGAAAGCGGACCTTGCCAAACGCTTCGGCGACAACATCGGCAACGCGGTGAATGCCGCTACCCAACTTGCCAACGCTAAGGGCGCTCCTGAGTCATTGAAGGCGGTGGTGGCGGCTGGTGCGTTTGATCCTCAGTCGCCAAAATTCTGGGGTGCTGACGCTCTAGAGTTCGCGGCCTTCGCGGCAAAGGCGATGGGCGAGGATCGCGGCGGCGGTGGCGTGGGCGGTGCCCAGGCTATGAGCGTGGCCGAAGTGAAGATCATCATGTCGGACAAGTCCCACCCGCTGCATAGCAAGTGGGCCAGCGGTGACGCGGAGCTGAACAAGCGAATCCAAGACGCCTACAAGGCAGAGAGTTAAGGGCTCACCATCTCCAAACTTTTCATTTGCAAACCCGTGGGGAGGTCTTCACGGGTTTGCTGTGTTCGGGCTCCATTGGGACTTACCCGGCAAAACACCGCACGTCTCACACGGCCCGCTAAGCGGCCTACCGGGGAAGGCAGCGAGTTCGATAATCTCCACGCCAAGCGCGTGGGCATCGCCTCCACACAATGTCCTTCGACCCCACCTATACCATTCCGGCGCACACACGCCGACAGTTCCAAGATTCCTTCTCCGCGCAGATTCAACAAGTCGAGTCTCGCTTCGCCGTCGCCCAAAACAACGCCTCCGATTGGACTGCTAAGCAGTACGTCAAGCGCATGTCGGGCCAGCAAACATGGCGCGTCAACAACGGACGCTTCGGCAAGAACCTAGCCAAAGAGTTCGTGGCGGGCTTCCGATCCGGCTTCTGGCAGACGCTCGAAATGGAACCGGTCAAGTTCGACCAGCACGACAAGGCCAAGCTGGACACCATCTCCCTCCCCACCTCGGACGTGATTCGTGATGGTAAGAGCGCGTTCAATCGCCTTTGTGATGACTTGTTCCTCACGGCTGCGCTGGCGGATTCGCTCGGAGGTGAAGACCCCTATGTCACGCCTACCGTGTTCCCCACGGCCAACGTGATTCCCGTGAACTACATCAAGGCTGGCGTCGCCGCCTCTGGCGCAAGCTCGGGAATGACCATCTGGAAAATCCTCCGCGCCAAGAAGTATTACGAGGACCTTTCCATCAATCTCGACCAAGAAGAGCTGTTCCTGGCTATGTCGCCCGACGACAAAATGAACCTTCTCCTGTCTGCCGAGGCCGCGCCAAACGAGGCCTGGGCAAAGATCACCCTCGATTGGGTGATGAAGATGGAGACGGGCCAAAAGGACGCCAAGCTGTTCGGCTTCACGCCGATCATCACCACTCGCCTCTCGACGGCTACCGTCTCCAGCGAGCTGATTGAAAGCGCCATCGCTTTCAGCCGTCGCGCCTTCTGCTGGTGCCCGATGATGAACATCGAAACTCGCATTGAGCAGGGCAGCATCGAAGACCGCAACATGATTACCGTGGGAGCGAATGCGACTCACGGCGTGTTCCGCGAGCACGATGAGCTTGTGCTCAACATCAAATGCCTGCGCGTCTAAACCCCGACTCGAAACCCTTCACACTGAGGAAATCAAAATCTTATGGCTAACGGAAATTCGGATTACCAAACGGCGGTGAACGCGGCTGCGAAGTCGCGCACCACCACCCCCAACGACGACAATATCGCACTGGCTCGCCTGCAAGCGCGCTTCGTGCTGACCGGCCTGGGCACTGAAACAACGGGGCAATACCATGTGCTCGGCTGTCTCAAAACCTACGGCGCGCGTGTCATCCCCGAGCAGGTGCGGCTTCGCTTCACCGGCTCGGGTACAGTGGACTTCAAGGTTCAACTGGTGAAGGTGAACGCGGCAGGCACTCAGGTGGCGCTCTCGGCAGTGTCTGGCAACATCACGGCGCTTACCGCTGTGGTCGCGCTTACTGCCATCGGCGGCACGCCCATCGGTGACACGGTGGAGTTGGCGCAAACCGATGAGCTTCGCCTCGTCTTCACCACGGGCTCGGCAACCGTCGCCTTCCCCGCCACGGCTGGCATCGTCGCCGAAGTCGCCTACACCGCCCCCGGCTGCTAAACCCTGTCTGAGTTGGCGGACAATCAGCGCCGGGCGCGATCAACTATGATCCGCTCGGCGCTTTTCATTTCTCGATATGACACAGCTCGAACTCGCCAACATCGCCTTGGGGCATCTGGGGCAGGCCAGCATTGCCGACTACAACGAAGCGTCCCCGCCTGCTGAGGCGGTGCGTCGCTACTGGAATTTGGTGCGCGATGCACTGCTGAGAGAGCGGCACTGGAACTTTGCCATCCTGCGGGTAGCGCTGGCCAAGCGCAACGCCCACACGCTCGCGGCTGGGGTGACGACGAACGGTTCGGCCACGGTGACATGCACCTCGACTACGGGCGTCATCGCAGGCGACAGGATCGACGGCAACGGCATCAGCTCGGGCGCGCTGGTGGCGAGCGTGACGAATGGCACCACGCTCGTCCTCGACACCGCAGCGACGGCGACGGCTACCGGCCTGACGCTGACGACGTTCACCCCTCCTCTCGACGAATACAGCACGGCCTTCGCGCTGCCGAGTGACTACCTGCTCGGGCTGGAAATCAACCAGCGCGAGCTAGGCACCAGCGAAGCCGCTGCCGATGTGGAAGGCGCATTCATCTTCTCCAACGATGAGACGGCCATCCTTCGCTACGTCGCCAAGGTGACGGACCAAACCAAGTGGGATTCAAACTTCTGCGAGGCCTTCGCGCTGCGTCTGGCTTCGCGCGTCGCAACCTCGATCACCACCGCCCAGGGCCTCGCTGGTAGCCTAGCCCAGCAAGCGGACGCGATGATGCTCAAGGCCTGCGGTCCTGACGCCCGCGAGACTCGCCCCCGCGCCCTCATGGCTGG